ATTAACACTTCCAACGACATTACCTCCTATATTTCCAGATACGGAGGCAACACTGCCAGATACGCTTCCAACACTTCCAGTTGTGCTGAATGTTTGAGAACCAGATAATGAATATCCAGTTTTATCAGATACAGTACCTGCTGTAACTGCTCCTACTCCTGATATAGCAAGAGATGAGAAGTTAGAAGGCAATGTAAATGTAGCCATTCTTGAACCAACATTGGTATCAAGTCTATTTCCAATTATATTTCCAGCTGTACCTACTGGATACAATCCAGGTAAGTTTGTGCTCCAAGGATCAGCAGCACTACCAGCAGCATTTAACTTGAAGCCTGCTTGTGTTGCTGTGTAAGAACCTGGTAAAGTTTCTGACCATACTTGTGTAGCAATGGCAGCAGTAGTAGGAGGAGTTGTGTAAGATGCTGATGCTAATCTTGTAGTAATAGCAGCATCTAATCTATTTCCTAAAATATTTCCAGCAGTTCCAGCAGCATAACTACCAGGAAGTGCTGTAGCCCAAGGATCACCAGCAGAAGAAGCGGCATTGAGTTTAGCACCAGCAGTACCAGCAGCATATGATCCAGGAATAGGTTCTGACCATACAGCAGTAGCAATACTTCCAGAAGTTGGTATAGATACGACATTGTTATAAGTTACAAATCCATTAGTATCAATAGCAAGAGAACTAAATCTTACTGGTAAAGTAAATGTTACCATTCTACTTGAAATAGTAGTGTCAATGTTAGTTTTTAACTGAAGTCCAATACTTGATGCTGTAGTTACGTTAGCAGCAAGAACATTCCAAGGATCAATAGCAGCAATGTCATTAAATCCTGTAATACCAGTGCCTTTGGCAAGTACTATATTTGCTCCTGAAGATAATGTTCTGGTTGTTGCTGCCCAAACATCAGTGGCACTAATGTCATTAAAACCTGTAATACCTGTACCTTTAGCAAGAACAATGTTAGTACCAGCAGTTAAAGTTCTTGTTCCAACTGCCCATACACCAGCATCTGTTGCTCTTGAAGAAATAGTAGCATTTACATTATCTACAATAAGTTTTCCAACACTACCAACAACTGTAAGAGAAGATGTAGGTTCATTCCAAATAGCATCAACAGCAGCAACAGCAAGATTTCCTACACTACCTACTACGTTTCCACCAACATTTCCAGTAACTGAACCAACAGCACCAACAACAGAAGCAACAGAACCACCTACGTTTCCTGTTACACTACCTACCGAGCCTGATACTGATACAACTGTGCTGATTGCTCCACTACCATTGACCTGTATTTGGTTTGCACCAGTACCTGTAGTTGGAATAGCACCAGCACTACCAGAAGCAACAGCAGGTAAGGCTGATAAACCAAGATTTGTAGCGACAGCATAATCGTATGCCATAACTTGAATAACTGCATTATAATCTCTTGATACAGTTGCTTTTTCAACATTTACTGCTATCCATCCTAAAGTGTCAACTTCGCCAGCAGTAAACTCGTAATAATACTGACCATTACCTATTTCTGTCCAAGTACCAGCACCAGTAGCAACAGTAGCACCATTTTTAGATACATTGATAGTAGGAGTTACTACACCAGTTTCTGGAGTAAATCCATCAGTAATATCAACTAATAATACTGGTATTCTACGTCTTGCTGCTGTGGCTTCTGATTGTTTTATTTGAAACATATTTTGGTCCTCTTGAGTGCTCTATTATTTTATCAGCCACTAAAATGATTAAATCCAGCAGGTAAAGAATAAGTAGTTGCTCCACCTGCTGTTTGAAAATATCTAATACCACAAATCTCTAATGATGCTGAAGGTATAGCAGTAGCATCATCAATAAATGTTCCAGAGGCGTATCTTGATACGCCCCACTGAATACCACCAGTAAAATCTGTTAACATTGTTGCTGAAGGAATTAGAAGTCTAAAAATATTTTTATTAGCAGCAGCAGTAGTAGACCTAAACATTACATAATATCTTGTGTTTGGTTGTATCCAAAGTCCATTAGCAACAATAAACTCATTCATAAGACCAGCAGAACTATCTACAAACTGGTCATTATCATATACACTACTATAAAGTGTTGTTCCAGCAGCATCAAAAATAACAAAATCAGTAAGTTGATTAGCAGTCATCTGAACACCACAAAAAACTGATTTTAAAAGAAACTCTGGAGATGATGCTGGTGTTTGAAAATAAAATCCAACATAAGTAGGATTAGCCTGAACTGCTCCTGAAGCGTGTGGTTGTACTGGAATAGCATAACCATACCATTTTGTAGCACTTCCAACTATTGCTTGTGGAAAACCATTATTAGCATTTTTTGTAAATGTACCTGCTCCTGTTGCTCTTGTAAGTACAATAGGAGTTGCTTGCTGAAAAGAATATCTTCTTGTTAGACCAAAGATTTGAGAGCCAGAGTTTTGGTTTGCTAATCTAATAACAATATAAAAATCTTCTCCTGCTGCTGCTGAATAAGGAGTAGTAAGAGGTATTTCAAGAAATCCAGCAGTGTTTGGAATGTTTACAGCAGCACCAGAAAGAGATGTATTATTAGGTTGTCCATTAGTTAGGTCAATGCCTTCAAGTCTTACTGTTGCTGGATCCGTCAAACCAGAAGCAGCAGTACAATAAAGCAAAACTCTTGTAATAGTAGCAGCCTCTGGCATCGTTACTGTGTAAGCGATGCCCATATTATCATTGTTTAGCGTAAATGTAGTAAAAGCATTAGCAGATGTACCTGATGGACCATCTGGATGTAAAAAACCTTTAAATGTATTAGAAGTTACATATGGCATTATCCTGAAAATCCTCCTCCAAACATAAATGAGGCATTTCTATAACCACCTCCACCTCCACCAGTAGCATCATCATATCTGTAAGCATCGCAAATAAGTCTCATAGGAATATAACTATCAGTGCTTTCTGTAAATGTAGTACCAACTTTTGATGTGTATTTACTAACTATTCCTGTGGATGAGTTATTTTGGTCTAATCCTAATACTCTTTGTTGAACAGAAAAAGTACCTGTACCTGAAAGTGCCATCATTATGTAATATTTAACGCCACCTGTAAGCCATAAATCTGTTGTGTGTGTATGTAAAGTGTTGCTAATAATAGTGTTGTTTTGAAGACTTGTACGAGCACCATCATAAGAGTCAATAGTTTGTAATAATGTACCAGCACTATCATAAATCTTAAAAGTAATGTCTATTGTATTTATATTTGAAATACCTAATGATGCTTCTATTTGTCTCAATCTTACTTCTGGAATATTTGATGGCAATGTAACAGAAAAACCAAACTCATCAGTAAAGTTAGGTGTAAAGTTTACACCAGTTGTAAATGGATGACTTTCGCCAAACCATCTTGTTGCTGTTCCTACATACATTGGAAATGCTACTGCTGCTTTACTCCACGCTCCAGCAGTAGTTGTTTTAGAAGCAGAATAAGTTGGATTTAATGTTTTCATTCTCGCACCACCTTCTTGAGTATTTAGTCCAAGGTTTATAGTACTTCCAGTATTATTGAACCAAACAGCATACAACTTATCTCCAGCAGTAACATTATAAGGAGTAGCAAGAGTAAAAACATTCCAAGAGTTAGAAGTATAAGAGTTTGCTGCTACTGATGTAAGAAATGTGCCTGATGGTAAACCAGTAGTAGTATCAATAGTTTGAAATCCTATTTGACAGTTTGAAGGATTTGTAGTAACTGTTCCAACATAAACAGCAAATCTTGTAATAGCAGCATTTTCAAAAAACTGAAAGCCCATAGCGTGTCCAACATTTGCGGTAGTTATGGCAGTAATGGAAGAACCTACAGCATTACCAGTCATACCAAGAGACAACTATTATAAGATAAACCGTGTACATAACTATGATAACTTTGTTCGTCTCCAAACTGTATACCTACATCATCAAACATTACATTTACACAATCGTTTTGAACTACAATCTCTTCTAAAATAACTTCTTCCATTATTCTTTTATCTCTTTTTGGTTGTTAGTAAAATAACCTAAAATACTGGCCAAAATAGCACTAATAGCAGGTTTTATTGATGATACTATACTTGTCTCTAATATCTGTAATAAATCGCTAAATGATGGATTTTCTGGTAGGTTTAGGTTATTTAGATTTACTGAAAAACTGGTAAAAAATGTAATAATAAATGCCATTACTATTACAATAAACATTTTACTAATGCTGATGTTTTTCATTTGCTTTCTCCAACATTTCTACCTTTGCTTGTAATACTCCAACAGTAGTATGAAGTTTATTTACAGCCTGTTCGTTGTTTTCAATCTTTCCTTCTATTTTTTCGATTTGTCTACTCATCTTTTCAACATCATCTTTTACAGTTGAAAGATTTATTGACATACCATCTATCTTTTTGGAAATATTGGAGAAAAATAAAAATCCTGGTATGACGATTGTAGTAAGGACCAATATTCCATTACCTATTACTCCATTTATTACATTTGCGTCCATTAGTTAAATCTCTCTTTTACAATAGCGTTATTAAACATTCCTTCTGAACCATATTCAACACTGATGATTTCAAAATATCTGTCGCAATCAACATCATTTTTTATTTTTATTCTGTCATTTTGCTTTAATTCAGCAGTAAAAGGAAAATGTATTTTATAGTTAGCATCTTGTAAAACTACGCCACCATTTTGTCTTGTATCTTCAAGTTTAAATACCAATCTACAAGCATAGTCGTGTAGTTTTCTATAATCATTGCTAATACCGCCATAAGCATCTGTTTCTGTAATCATTCTATAAACAGTGGCAGTATCAGGCAAATGATACATTGCTGAAACATTTCTATAAATATCGAGAAGGCATTTAGGTGGCATTTTAATAAATCTCTATTGGTCTAAAAAGATTGGACATTTTGATACATTGCTCATAAACTTTTGAAAGATTGAGTTTATTTTCTCCATCTTCTACATCAGTAAGATTAGCAACAATACCTGCTTTTCTAATCCAAGCAGCTCTGGCAGCACTTCTAACATCATAAACTTCTTCTTGTGCTGGACCGTAATCGACAAATAATAAATCTCCAACATCAGATACTACTTGACCTGTATATCCTTGTGTTGGAAAAATAGGTTCTGTTAAGCCACTTGTTCCAGGCACAATAACACGATAAAACCTGCCATTTGGAACAGTAGGTTGAACAATAGAACCATATGAATAATATTGAGAAGCAGTCCAAGTTGTAGAGCGAGTATTTTCATCAATAATCTCAACTAAAATATCAGTGTTTAGGACAGGAAATACTTCTGCCTGACACATACTTGCTAACTTATCTACTGCTTGCTGTTTTGTTAACGGCATTTTTACCACCTCGATAAGGTATTTTATCAAAATAAAAGGAGGTAATACCTTTCGATACTACCTCCTCTAAAAATAATCTTATATTAAGATTATGTGGTTCTACGGAGAACGATGACTGAACCAGCAGCAGTAGAAGTACCTGGATCGTGGCAGGTAAATCCAAATCTCTCAACAGCCTTGAACGCCAACTCATCGGTATTGAAGAGGTAATCAGATGAAACACTGATTTGAACACTTCTGCGGTCTCCAAGTACAGTACCAGTTTTAAGGTTGGCAAGAGCACAAAGAGGAGCACCGTTAGTACCAGCAGCAACTGATGCTAAATGTTGGCTGAAAACGATAGGATAACCATAAAGAGTTGGTCTACCATTTTGGAAGTTCATAAGGTCAAGAGCAGCATTACCAGACAATGCGTCAAGGCGGTTGCAGACCACGTCATTAAAAAATGCCTTGGACATATACCATTTAGCATCAGCAGTATCAGCGTAAAGTGGTAACTTTCCAACCATTGAACGGAAGTTAGCAAGAGTAATAGCATTGTAGTTAGCAGCAGAACCAGTAGCACCAGCAACGATACCTACGTTAGAAGCAACACCGTTAGCTTCTGTAATAAAACCGTTGATATTACCATCGGTAGCAGTAGCAGAAGAACCAACCATACAAACTCTATCTTCTTCTTGCGCAAATTTCCACGCCATATCTTGCGCTAACGCAGTACCGATTTCAATGATGCTATCTTCATTTACTTCGGAAGTTACAGCAGTAAGAATACCAAGTTTCTTTGCGAGAACTTGAACTCTATCAAAAACTGGTTGAGATTGAGTAATAGCAGTGCTTTCTCCAACCCAATATGCGGTTGTAGAAGCAGAGTTCTTTGGTATCCAAAGAGTATCAGAACTCATAGTACGGATAGTAGCATTTTGTCTAACAACACCATATTGCTCTCTCAAAAAGATGAGTTCAGCAACAAGTTCATCAGGAACAAGGAAACCACCAGCACTGTTGGTGCCTTCGTTAACTGCTTTGTAAGAAGTGTTTTCAGAAAGCCACTTGATTGCTTTCTTATTGCCTTTTGTTGAAAGAGCAAACATACCAAAGGCGTAGCCCATCTTTGCTTTTTCATAACCAGTTGAGCCACTGAATGGAAGGCTCTTATAAACACTTTCATTCATAGGCAAAATAATATCAGATTTTGTTTCCACAGATTTTACCTCATTAACAACAGGAAGGATTTGCTCATCAGCAGCCTTCAATACATTGATTTTTGCGTTGATTTCTTCATTTTCAGAAAGGAACTTTTGTGCTTCTTCAACACTTCCTTCTTCGGATGATAAGATTTCTTTCGCTTTGAGAGCATTTTCTCTCTTTTTAGCTTCAAGAGCTTCGATATTCATATTAATCTCCAATAAGATCCAACATTGCTTTTTTGAGAAGCATTTGCTTAATATTTTGACTATTATCTACATTTTCAACTATTTCTGCTGATTTTGTTTCAATAATCTCATCATTTATTTCTTCTTCATAACTCTTTGCCTCACACAAAGTAGTAAAGAAGATATTTGCGAGTTTTTTAGCCTCGCTTCTGCTTAAACACATTGCCTCTCGCAATGTTTTTTCAGCATCTCTAACATCAGCAGGTCTATGTGGCTGTTTACTCAATAAGTTTTTTACTTCTTTTTCAACATCAATACCTGCTGACATAAAATTGTTTATAGTAGAAACGGAATATTTAGCATAATCCTTGAACAACATTTCTAAATCTACTGATGAACTATCTTCAATAAATAACTTGATAGCCTCATTTAATCTTTCATTTAAGCATTCTAAACTATCAAATAACATATCTTCTTGAATGCCTTGGAAAATGTTTTCTGGATCTAATGGTTCTTCCATTTCATCTTCGCTTTTTACACAATATTCTTTCAACATCTTTGCTGAAACAATATTTCTGCTTTCTGCTGGTCTTGGAGTTAAAGATGCTTCCGCAAGTGTCCATCTTTTTACTTCATAAGACTTACCAACTGCTTTTCTCTCAACCATATGACCTGCTGCTCCACTTGAATAACCTAACTTGCCACTTTTAGCAAGTTCCATTATCATTTTGTTGTATTCATCATTCATATCTATTTGAGCAGCCATCCATAAGCCTTTATCATCCATAGATACCATACCAGTACCAATAGATTTAGTACCAATAACACTATCTTGACCGTGGTGGTAATAAAGATTTAAAGCAAACTTTTGACCATCTTTCAATGGACGACCAAAATCAGTGTTAGGAGTAAAATAATCTCCTTCAAGGTCAGTATCTGATGGATTACCAAAACGCACTAAATAACCTTGAACTGTATTTCCTACAAGTTTGATATTCTCACCAAAAAAATATAAGTTTTCGTCCATTATAAGCCTCTAAACATTATTTATCGTCTTCTTCTTTTATTATTCTATCTCTATTTTTTTTAGACCAAGAAAAACCTGGATCTCCGCCCCACAAATCCCACGCAACTCTACCATTACTTGGATAACCTTCTTGTCCTTCATAGAAACCAGATGCTTTTTTATCAACTTCGTGGCGAGAGAAGAAACTATACATTCTTAAAATAGTGTCATCAGATAAGTTTTCTCCATTGACAATCTGATTTGCTCTTGCTAAACCAACTCTTGTACCACCATCAAAACCTTCTTCTTTCCACTTTAATGCTCTTCTTGCAGCATCTTTCATACCTTGTGTTGGAGTGGCTTTTGTTTCTTCAAAATAAGAATAAAAAGATGGTTCTACTATTGGTGTATTTAATATTTCTTGTGCTACTTCTCTCGCAAAACTTTTAGAGAGTGTTTCCGATTGCTGCGTCCTTACTGTATTTTCATCAGAAACAGTTGGAGTACTTGTATTTGTAAGACCAGCAATAAGTTTTGCCTCTTCCAAAGTAGCAATACCAGCAGTGTAAAGTATCTCCGCTCTTTTAGCAGCACTATCTAAATCATCTGCTAACGCTCTTACATTACTAACATCAAACTCAAAATACTCGCCATCTTGTGTTTCAGGATATTCATACATAAGAGTAAAAGTAATAACTTCTGCCAACTGTTTGAGTAGAGGTATCATTCCATCTTCCCACGCTTGTTGTTGACTTCTCTCATAGTTTTGATAAGTACTACGCTCTAAACCAGCACCTAAACCTAAAACCATCGCATTTATACCAAGAGCAGCAGTAATACGCTCTTCCGGCAATCTTCTAATAGTATCAAGTGTTAACTCTTCCGGAGACCAAGAAACACGATCCATTTTATAAGGACCTGTCATAACTGCTACATTACCAGCATTATCAGCAGTAAAATCTTCTTGTAACTTGCGCTTTACAGTTTTAGCATCATCAGGAGAAATATCCACAGCCAAATCATTAGCATCTGGACCTAAAATCATCGCAGGAATAGGACCATTTCTCATCAAACCAAAAGCAGTAGAAGAAGCATAGTTATCAGTGGCAATCTCTCTTAATACACTTGCTACTGGACTTCTACCTAAACGTAAATCTTTTGGATCTCTACCATAACGGAAATGAATAATATCCTTGTTTTCAATCTTATAACTTACACCATCAACTGTATATGTCCAATATTCAATAGGTGTTATAGTATTTCCAACTGGCTGAACCATATCTGCTGGTAAATATTGTAAACTTACTACTTTTCCACCAACTCTAATCTTTCTTACATAAGCATTACCTAATAACTTGTAATCCTGAATAACAAAAGACCAAAATATAGAAGAAACATAAAGATTTGAAGGATTTTTAATGAGATTTATAATAGGATGCTCAACACTATCATCTTGTTGAGTAGAAGAAGGACGATAAACCTTTGGTACAGCTTGCGAGAAGTTGCGATTATACCAGTCTATTGAAATAGCAACAATACTATTAAGACCTAAATCTCCTGCTTCTGTACTCCAATCTCTATGACTTCCAGGTAGTTGTCTTGTTAATAAACTTACTAAACTACCATTTCCATAAGCATTGAGCCTATTAAATCCACTTTGAGATAGCGGAAAAGGAGCTTGTGCTGATGATGGCAATGTATTAGCCTTCTTACTCTTAAAAATATCAAATAATGCCATCTTTTACCTCATAAATCATTTGCGCTTATTTTATCAAAAAACTTTATGCTGCTGTCCAACCACTTCTACTTCTACTTACTTCTGAATAAGCATCAGCCAAAGCATCAACAATATCATCATTCTTACCAAGCGGAAAACTTCTTAATTCATCTAATAAATATCTATTCCAATCTGCTTTCAACATAAAAACATTCTCTGCTGCTATTTGACTACCTACTGGATCTGCTCTTAACTGTTTACTACCACTTACAGGAAGAAATACTACTGGAAAACCTTGTAATAACTGCGCCATATGTAACTTTTGGCTCTTACCTGCTTGTCCTGGATCTTGTGGCATTCTTATTCTTGTATCAACTCCATCAAGTTCTGCTGTTTGTCTAATAATCCTATCTCTTGTTCCAGCATCATATTGACCTCTAACCATATCCAAAATCCAAATCTTATTATCAATATCCTTACCTAAAAGAATACCAACAGTAAAGTCGCCAGCATTAGCAGTGGAAGCCAAGTCCCACGCTCTTATTTGCCTTATAATCTTTGGCTTAAATGGCTCTATTTTTATCTTTTCAGGAGAGAAATAAGCACCAGTACGAGGAATAGGATTTTGCTGATAAAGAGCATTCCAACCATAATCTCCACTTTGCGCAATCATAACTTTTTTAATTTTATTCAAATCTACTTTATTATAGCGCTCCTTCCAAAGTGGCTCTCCTATCTTTCTACCAATAGCATCATCCTCATCCTCGCAAATAGCAGGAAGACTTAACACTGTCCATCCATCAGGTTCAGAAGCCAAAGCACGAGCAGCAACATCATCCTCGTGCCATCTCGTACAAACCATAATAATAGCACCACCAGGCTCTAAACGTGTAAATAAATCATCGCTATACCAGTCCCACGCTTTATCTCTCATAATCATACTTTCAGCATCTTCTCTACTTTTAATAGGATCATCAATAAGAATAAGCTTGAAACCAACACCAGTAGGAGGAGAACCAACACCTCTTGCTAAAAATGTTCCACCTTCTGGTAAAGTCCACTCATCCTGCGCTGTACTATCATCTGAAAGTGGTCTTCTCTCTTTAACAATCTGCCTACTTTTTCTACTAAAACGCCTCGCAATACGCTCATTATAACCAGTTACAAGAACATTATCAGTAGGATTTCTCTCTAAAAAATAAGCACCAAATCGCACAGTAATAGTTTCAGTTTTACCGTGGCGAGGAGGCATATTTATCATTAACCTCTTTATCTCTCCACGCTCAACCATATCTAAATGCTTACAAATCAACTTTATATGTTTTGCATCTACACTCCAACCTTGTGGCAATGTATCAATCATATACTGTAAATAGTTGTCAGGAGGTAATAAAATACGATCCTTATTTGTTTTTTGCTTCTGCTGCGGCTTCAAGAAGTCGAATTGTAAACTGTCCAATCTTCTCATATAAGTTTCCTAAATCTCCTGCTTTTTGATTTAAAGTGTAACCAGGATCTAATGCTTGTTTACTAATCTGCCTCAAAGCTCTCGTATTCTCTGTAATCAAATCAGCAAGTAAATCATCTAATCTTTTATTCTCTGACCAATCATCCGCAACCTTAATACTCTGCTGCATACGCTCTTGAATAGTTTGAATAGTAGAAACTGGCAAATCATAAGTTTTAGCAATCTTACTCTCTGTCATTCCAATCATCAAAGCATTCTGAACCTCCGCATATATTTCAGGATGCTTAATCAACTCATTGTAATCCATCTTTAAACCACTCCTTCAAAGCAGCATTAGTTTTTAGTTTCTCCATAGCAGAAGATAAATAATCCTGATACTGATTACCATTTATCTGAAACTTCTTACAAAACTCAACCATACTAATACGATCCACACCTAAACCATAAGTGTAAAGCACAATCTTCTTTTCCATTTCATTTAACTGTTCTAAACTATCGTATATCAACTTAATACCTTCCTGCTCAACTAAACCATCATATAAAGGATCAGCACTATCATCTGACTTTACATCATAAAAACTATACTCATTTTCCTCGCCACTATAATCTAAACTAAAAACATTAATCTCCGCAGCATTTATCGCATTTATTACACTATTTAAACTTTTTCCAGTAAGTGTAGCAATCTCCAATACTGATAAATCCTGGATATTATTTAACTGCCTAATAGTTTCCTTTATATGAACTGGCAACCTAATAATAGTAGCATTATTCTCTATATTTCTCTTTATCTTTTGAGAAATCCAATAATAACAATAAGTGGAAAAACGATTACCTTTACTAACATCAAACTTTTTAGCAGCAACTACTAAACCAATCATTCCAGAAGAAAATAAATCAGAATACTCTACACCTTGCTTACTATGATTATGACAAATCTTATGTATCAAACCAACATTACACTTTAATAACTCTTCTAATACTAATAACTCATCATCATCTATAACACTAAATAAAAATCGCTCCTCTTCAACGCTTAAAGAAACTAACTCTCTGCCTGTCCTTTTCCTTTTGTAAATCTTCCAATTCATCCTGTATCCTCTTATTCTTATCTCTTATCTTCATAACTCTACTGTAAGCATCTCTCCTACCTTTTAAAATACGAGACAAATCATAAGGATCCATATCAAGTATTTTAGCAAGACCAAATAAATATTCCTCGCTAATACCTTTCTTACCTCTCAACCAATCTGAAATATGACTTTGCTTGGTACCTAATAAATCAGCAAGTTGACTTTGAGTATAACCTTTCTGTAATATAGCAACATTCAAATCTAAATGAACTCTAAACTGCTGCTTCTCTTCTACTGGCGCAAATGTTAACTGTTTCTTATCTCTATCTTCCATTATCAACTCCAAGTATATAATCTAACTTGTTTTATCAGATATTTTTTTAAAGCTCGGATTATTTTGGTATATAAATGGTCTCTGATTTTGGTGTGCTTTTTATATGTGTAAGGTCGTCGTAAAATTAAAAAATATTCTTTTTTCAGTATCCAGCCTATAAGCGACCATAATATAGACCACCATTATATAAAAAAAATATTTACCATCATATAAGACACCATACTATAAGCGACCATATTATCAGCCACCATTTTATATTATTTTTATTTTAGTATGGTGCCAAAATACTGTGTGCGATATCCAAGAATATTCTCTAATGGTTTGTATCTGTTATTAGTTTGTATCTCTTTACCATTCATATTTATTTACTGTTTATATCTGTACATTTTCGCACACATTTTTGGCAGATATATTTTTTCTTCCGCTACCACATTTATCAGCATATGGCAAGGAATATTTACTAAACAACTGTAAAAGAATATATGTAGGCGGAGCGACAGCGGAGCCTACATATATCAAAACAAAGCATCGGCGCGGAGCGCCGATGCGATAGGTAAAAAGAATATGAACCAAGTAAAGCAAAATAGAGCGGAAGACCATTCTCTCTATCAAATCAGCACCAGAATTAAAGAATATGGCGCCAATATGAGTGTGTTTGATGAAGATAGCGCAATAGACAGCGAGACACAATATAAAGTGTCAAATCGTGGATATTTCAGCCTTATATTTGAACTAAAAGCGTGTCAATATCAAGGCAGCACGTTAGTAGCGCCAGTAGTGTCATTAGGTCAACAGGTGGCATTATTCTATTCAGTACAGCCAGCCTTCATTTGCTACTATTGCCAAGATTATAGCTACCGTGTAATACCTGCTAACTATGCTGCTGTTGTGTGGAGTAAGACAAGAGAGACACGCATTATGACCGAGAGAGAATTCCAGGTGCTATTTTCAAGCGTGTCTCCGTGTGCGCCATCAATAGAGCTAAACGATATCAAGCACGAGCCAACTTCATATAAATATTTTTCTCCTGGTAAAGCGGAACAACATTGGAATATGATGGATGGTTTTGCTGCGGTCAAGAAGAATATCAACTACTACAACAAGGTCAATAACAATATCAAAGAAGCTTGCGCACATTTGAGAACCTTGATGCCGGAAGAGATATATCTGGCGCACACAACCTTATGGAACGCTTGGAAGGAACAGGCAGGTAATATTTTGTAAGAGATAGGTCTTCTTTATAGGCGGTATTAGGTTCTACTTCCTGATACCGCCTTTTTTGTGCCTAAAATATGGTCAAAAATAGGTGGATATTGTTAGGTATATGATTTGTGCTGGTACATCTATATAACAGCAAAAAGGTATATCATTTCCTTCATTTTAGCGACCAAGGTATTGGTCGCGACACTGCGTGTCGCTCCATTAGTAGACACAACATATAGTATTAGTTAGTAGATATTTGCCACATATACACAACATATAGACAAAAAAAAGACCAGGCAGTGTTCGTGCTGCTTGGTCTTTGTAGTGGTGCCGGTGTGTTGCTATCCTTTATATCGTGGATCCTGTTCCATTAATTCTTGGTCAGGCATATATCCAAAGGTACAGTAATACATTCCACGACATTGGTCATTCTCTCCTATTTGGTCTTGGACAGCAGGACAGTATTTTCTCCATTCCATTATCCACCTATCTTCATATCCAGGTGCCATTCTTGTTTCATTAGGTTTCACAAGGATATAGAGATAAAGGTCATTCTTCACTGCCCAAATATATAGGTGGTCAAGGTAGCTGCGTGTAATACCTTTGCTTTGGTGGCGCAGTACATATCCTTCTTTGTTTGCTTTGATGTGCTTTGTGTTCTTGATTTCCATTTGATTTTTCCTTTCATAGCGCTGTGCGCGGTACTGCGTACCGCACACAGCTTGTTGTTGTTATCCTTGGTCTTCTGGCAGGTAATATTTGACACGTTGACCTTTGCGTGGTTCTTTCGGTTCCTGTTGTATAGCACCGATTTCCACCAGTTTTTTGAGTTCTGCTGACACTGTGGCTCTTTGTGCGCTTACTGCCTTTGCTACATCATTTCCGCTTGAATATGGTGCGCTTTCGAGGTGGCTGATGATTTGTGCTGACAGTGTATTGTTAATGTTAGCGTCTTCCATTAGCATAGGTTTTAGTTCTCCGTGCTCATTGGTTTTGAAGCGGAAGTACACATCCAACCATTCTTCCGTTGGTATCAGTCTATCCTTGATTTGTCGCAGTCTGTATGTGTCAACCTGCTTCTCCAAGTATAGGATAGTTGATGCTCCGCTGCCTATCACACTACCGCCACGGATCATCTCAATAGGATTAGCGCTTGTGGCTCCTTTGCGTGTGTGTGCCAAGAATATGAGTGTTAGACCTTTGTTTTGCATCTTGATGAGTTGTGTCAGCACGATAGCGTGTTGGCTATTAGAATTCTCTTCCAACCCGCTACACCACTGGCTATAACTGTCCACGATGATGACCTTTACACCTGCTGCCAACATCTCTTCCGCACATTTGTTGATTACGCTATCGTCAAGTACGTCGATGCGCTCTTCTTCATAGTACATATTGTCTGGTAGCTCTCCGCTGTGTTGTTTGCGTAAGCGTAGGAAGTACAAGGAGTGTTGTAGTTCAAGGTCAAAGTACATCACGGTAGATTTCTTCACCGTTCTGCCAAAGAAGGTTCCGCCAGTTCCAATAGTAAGGAATAGCTCTGTTGCGATAAGTGTTTTGCCAGCATTCGATGGTGCTGCGATGATATTGATGCTACCTTCGATGAATAGTTTATCTACGAGGTATTCCGGTGCTGGTAGTTTGCTCCACACCTTGATTTGGTCTGCGATTTTTTCAAGTTTCATTTCATTTATATCCTTTGGTAGTAGTGGGCGCGGTACTGCGTACCGCTGCCCTTGCTGTTGTATTTATAGTAAGTTTCCTGCCTTGTCGATGATAGGTTTAGGTGTTTTTAGCTTGCTGGTGTCGATGTCCTTGATAGGTGGCATTACAGCGTTAGGTGCTTTGGTAGTGCTGGTATCAATAGTGTATTCTTCCTGTTGATCTGACACTGATAGGCACAAGTTAGCGCTATCTGACAGGTCAAAAATACCTACGATAAGTTCTGGCTTTGCTTCTGACCATTCTGCGCACTCAATATAGATAGTGCCATATGGTGTGTTGATGTAGACAGGTTCGTGTCCGATGCTGATGTTTTTCATTTGATTTTTCCTTTCATAGTAGCGGGCGCGGGCTTGCGCCCGCTGCCCTTGTAGTTGTTAGTCGATGTATAGGTGTGCCATTTCCAGGCGGTGTTGGTTTGCTTTGATAAGGATATATTGTTCTCTCGTGCTATCAAGGAAGTCGAGGATGTCAATATTACCGTTTGCCATAGCACAGCGGTATTGGTCAAGGATGTATTCAAGGTCTTCCGCATACTCATATATGTGGTTATCGTGTCCTTCGTTGATGCTTTCTGCGATGCTTTCGAGAAGTTCCTTTGCCAATTCAAGGTAGTTGATATAGGTGCCGTGTAAGTGCTCCTGCCAAGTGGATGCGCAGTTGTCGCAGTATTCCATTTTCATATTGCCAAGGTGTTCGTGCTGGCACTTATCACAACCTTCCAGATTAGTAATGGAGGAGAAAGTGCTCATATTCCACACATAAAGGTCAGACCAGCAAAGTTCATATGTAATACCGCCTTTACCATTAGATTTAGCGTCATTTACCAACATTCCTGGCAGTGCTTCTTGTAGTTGCTTGATGGTCTCACGGTATTCTTCGCTGCTGTACTCACCTGTGTATAGCACGACACTGTTGAAGTTTCCGCTGCCTGTCATTGTAAAGGTGCCGGTATCCAAGAGACAACCAAGTATCTCCATTGCCAGCGGTTCAGAGGTCAACCCGCTTTGGATGGTCCACACGTCTCCGCTGAAAGCATTCTGGTCATATGCCAACCACTTCTGTCCTGGCACGTTCTTTGCTGCTGCTACTGCGCTGTTGAAGTACTCAAAGGTACCATTTGTCTTCATTCCGTTCATTTTTCTATTCCTTATAGTTTGATTACAGTGTGGTCGCGGGGCTTGCGCCCCGCTTCCGCTTGATGATGATTATGCTTTGGTAGATAGATTACAGTGTCTACCGCTGCCATTGATATAGATACACATACGCTGGTCCAAGAGGTAGCTATCTTTGGTGCTAATGGTCTTGGTTATCTTGGTGCGTGGCTTCCAAGTTGTGGAAGGTGGTAGGCAGTTAGCTTGGATACCTGCCACTGCGGTATCGCACAGTGCGCTAATGCTATCCAGTTGGTCCGCTGTGGTCTTGACAACCACTGGAATTACAACAACCTCACCGTCCTTGGTATCCACGTCGATGGTAGGATAAGACCGTGCTCCACGCTGTGTCCTTGCTGGCTTGCGAGAGACACAATATATGGAGACATACCAAAGATATTGTAAGGCTTGGTGCCTTTGTAGGTAAATAAATATGACACTGGTACCTCATTGGTCCACTGTGTAAGTTCCGATGCTATCTTGATTGCTTTCATTTGATTTTTTCCTTCTTGATTAGCGGGCGCGGGCTGTGCCCGCACCCGACATTGTTGAGATTACAGCTTGATTAGGTAAGCTGTGGTGTTGCGCAGTACGTTCCATTGGTCCTGTCTAAACCTGCTGACACGCAGCTTGTCTACCAGGTGGACAGTGTGTGTCTCAAAAGGATCACCTTCATTATGAGATTTACACAGTGCTTCCGCTGTCTCTACTAACTTCAACATTTTGAATAGGTCCTGTTGCTTGGCTGCTTCCTTGTCTATCTCCACGATGATAGGCACCGTGTTGACCACCTGCCAAGGTTCAGGTATCTCCGCACCTTCTACGATGAGACCTGCGTAGCAGTAGACCTTACCGGCTGCTGGCTTGATGATCATACTGCTGTTGATGCGGACACTATCTATCATAGGTACTACCTTACGACCTTGCGCTTTGGCTGCGTCTAATATAGCTTCACCGAGACCACTCACTGCGATGGTGTCTTCTGTACCGCTGTACACGATAGACACTACCAGGTTAGAGACCTTGTGCTCCAACTCTGCGATTTCAAATACTACGTTCATTTCTTCATTCCTTCTAACAACAACGCTTGGTACGCTGCTGTATCCATATTACCTTCATTCTGTGTCGGTGTCAAGTCCACCTTCAATATTTGTTTCTAACTGTTTCCGACAGTTTCCTGCTTGGTAATACTGACATTGTACACATTCTACACGGTTTGCGCAAGGACCTTCAAGAATTCTCCTCTAACTGTTTCTACTGACCGTTTCCATTGGTGCTACACATTAGATACAGTTGCGCCCGCGGCGTTGCCGCTGGCGCTTATCCTTATATAAGAAGGATACATACACACACTATATTGTAGTAGCTAGCGTGTATATTTAGCACCTGATATCTCCACCTGTTTTTCTCCACCTGTTTTTCTCCACCTTACTATTGTCTACATATATTAGTAAGGTGTCATATAGCAACCTGTCTATTTCTTACCTGTTTATATGCTGGTGGCTCATAAAAACCATACTATTGTCTGGTGGTCTATAATATGGTGTCTAACAGTAAAAAAGACCTACCAACCGACCACTGTTTGGTGCAAAACTGAAACTCCAAAACCCGGTTTAATTTTTTTTTGGATTTCTTTTTTCTTAACTATTTCTCTGGAAAAATATCCTGATAAAAATGTCAGAAACACTAACTATATATTTGGAGGAAAAATCTCAACTACAAAACCCGGTTTAATTTTTTTTTGGAGGTCTAATAAAAATCCACATAGAATAATATAGTAAATAAGAAAAAAGTTCTGTAATACTGTATGGCTAAAATCCTGAATAAGTGCTGAAATAAAAAGAATAAGAGGTTTTTTTAGGATTGTTGGTTCATATATCAAAATAAGAATAAAAGTGGCTAAATCATAGTATTTTCTATGGATTTTTTTGGAGGAATAAAATGATGTTTACTAATGAAATGAGACTGGTGTTTTTGGATAGTGTTATAGCTACATTTGTGTTGTTTTATATCTATATGGTTTGTTGTAAAGTCTATGGATTTTTCAAGAAGAGATTTTTTAATAAGACAACAAATAAGCGTGGTTTTTTAGATAGATATATGAGTGTTTCCAAATAAGTGTTTCTTTATAAATAACTAATATAGAAACAGTCATAAAAGAAAAGAAAAAGAAGCAAAAATAAAAGAAAATGTAAGGATGCTTTTACTAAAATAAAAGCGCATATATTACTGATTATTGTTGTTTTTATTAACTGTTTCCAAATGACTGTTTCTTTATAAATAACTAATATAGAAACACTTACAAAGAAAAGAAAAGAAGCAAAAGAAAAGAAACTAATTGATGCTTTTATAAATAAAAGCGCATCTCTATTCTTTATTGTTATTTTTTTATTTATTATTATTGTTATATATAAATAGTTTTTATTCTACAAATCTGGCGATTTGCTTAACGAATAAAAACTATTTTGCCGTACTATCCTATTTTTCCTAAACCAGAGGTTTTTAACGGAAAAAGTAGTATAGTCCAGCAGAGTAGTCTTTTTATTTTCAAACACTTTTTTATATAGAGAAATCCTGGTTAGGTAAGAAATAAATCTGGCTTCTTCTATAAAGAAATCTTTTATATGAAATAAAGTTCAGAATACTTTTAGTGTCTTCTTTATGTAATGGATGACAAGTTTACTTGGCAGTAATGGAATAAAGATGACCTAACAAAAACTCTTATGAAAAAACGATGCTTGCGAGTTTTTGAAATAAAGTTTTTGTTTTCTTGATAAACTTTATTAGAGGTGGATTTTAAAATGACAAAGTTAGAAAATGTAAATATTCTTTTATCTGGAAAAATCTATGATAAAGTTGGTTATCTATATAAATCAGATTTGAAGAAAGATATTGCTGGTACAGATATTAAAGTTTCATTAGAAGAAATAGTTGTTGATGATTATAATCTTTTAGTTGCTGATGTAAAAGATTTAGATATTTATGAAGTTAACAAAGTAGCGCAATATTTAAGATTGAGTAATAGACCTGTAGTTTTAGTATTAGATTATAACTCTGATAATGAAAGTGTTATTAGGAGATTTGAATATAGTTATCATTTAGATGCTGAAAAAATGTATTGTTATTTTAATCTTCATCTTCTTACTTGTTAAGGTTGTATAGAAACTTTATATAATCCAAAAGAAGAAGCAGGAAATAATAACTCTGAAGTAGTATAAGAATATTATTACTATTGGCATTGTAATAAAACTCCTAAAGAAGAGAGGACTATGTTTATTCATAGTCCTTTTTTAGTTTGAGGTAATGATGAAAGAAACAGATATTCAAGTTGGCATAGTAGATTGGATTAAAAAGAACGAAGATGATTATGAGGTATTAAAATGTATTTATCATACTCCAAACTCTTTTTTTGGTAGTGGTTTTGGTGTAGTTAAATGGTTACAAAAACTTGGATTAAAAAGTGGAGTTTATGACCTTTGTATTCCTATTGATAATGGTGTTTATCCATTTTGCTATATTGAGATAAAAAGCGAAAAAGGAAAGTTAAGTAAAGAGCAGAAACAGTTCAAAGATATAGTTATGAGAAATAGTAGTAGGATGCCATTATTTGTAGAGATAAGAAATATAGAAGAAGGCATTTTATTTATTCAAAGGTATTTAGGTTTATTAGATGAGTAATGAAGAAGAAAAAGTAGAAGCAAGATTATTTCCTACTATGAGAATATATTTGAACTTACATAATGAAGAGCACGATCAGTTAAATGTTGATGAGTTTATGGAGTTAGTAGGAGAAGCAGGAATACCAGAGTTTATTAGAGGATTGATTGATAAAGGCATAGTAAATGTATATTATTGTTGCTTTGATAGTGTTGACAAAGTAATCTAATAAAAGTGGCTTATTTATAGGTTTTTTAGGCTGAAAAAGAGGAATATATGTATAGATTAGTATTAGGCGATTGTATTGAAAAGATGAAAGAAATGAGTAGTAATAGTATTGATTGTATTGTTACAGATCCGCCATATGAGATTGGTTTTATGAATAAGAGTTTTGATAAGACTGGTATCTCTCATAATATAGAAATGTGGAATGAATGTTTAAGAGTTTTGAAGCCTGGTGGTTATTTATTATCTTTTTCAGCTACTCGTACTTATCATAGAATGGTTTGTGCTATTGAAGATGCTGGTTTTGAAGTAAGAGATTGTTTGATGTGGATTTATGGAAGTGGTTTTCCTAAAAGTCATAATGTTGGTTTAGGTATTGATAAGCATTTTGGTCATAGTAATAGAGGACGTGCTATTCCTACTGCTTCTACATATCAAGCATCAGATGTTAAAGAGAAGAATAAACTTACTGGAAATAAGGTTGATGATTATGTTGGTAAGACAGATTTAGGTAAAAAATATTCTGGTTATGGAACAGCATTAAAACCAGCATATGAGCCTATTGTAATGTGTAGAAAACCATTTAAAGGTACAGTTGCTGAAAATGTTATTTCTTATGGTACAGGTGCTATAAATATTGATGCTTGTAGAGTACCTTGCGATGATAAGACAAAGTTTCCTGTTGGCGATTATTCTACTGATACTACTGTTGGAAAAATAAGAAATAATATTAGAACAGAAGATGCTAATACAGATGGTAGATTTCCAGCAAATGTAATACACGATGGTTCAGAAGAAGTTGTAAGTTTATTTCCTAATACTAAAAGTGGAAAAATGACATCAAAACATAATAGACATACAGATGAAAGTCCTAATGGTATATATGGCAAGTTTGATGTAAATCATCCTTTGTCAGAAACATATGGAGATGAAGGTTCTGCTGCTCGTTTCTTTTATTGTGCGAAGGCTAATAAAAAAGACCGTAATGAAGGATGTGAAAGTTTAGAAGAGAAGCAATATAGTTCTGATGGTAGAGAAGCTTTGAATGAAACAGCTTATCAAAGAAATAAGAGTGTAGCTAAAAATCATCATCCAACAGTAAAACCAACTGAACTAATGAGATATTTAGTAAGAATGGTATGTCCAGAAGGTGGAACTGTATTAGATCCTTTCAATGGCTCTGGAAGTACAGGAAAAGCTGCTATTCTTGAAGGATTTAACTATATTGGTATTGATATGGATGAAAGTTACATAGAGATATCAAAAGCAAGAATAGAGCACATTTTAAGGCAGAAAAATGATTGATTATATTACATTTACAGATATCAAGATGTTTTGCGATATTTGGTTGAAAGCAGAAGAAAAAACTGATGATAATAGCATTTACAGTAATGAAGTAGTTACATTTAAACTTGGCATACATAATGAAATGACAGCATATGTTTGTGTTATTAGAAGTGGTGGAAATGTTCTTACTTTTCTTATTGAGAGACAAATGGTAGATGATAGTTTTATTCCAGAAAGCATTTTAGCGGATTTAATATGTAGGCAAATGAGAAAACTATAATGAAGAAAAGAATGCTTGATATTGTATTATTTTTAGCCTTATTTTTGGTTAGTATATATGTATCTGGTTTTGTAATAATAGCGAGGTAAAAGATGAAAAGTAAAGAAGAAGTAATAGCAGAGTTGACAGAACAAGGCGCAAGAATAGTTTTTGCTCAACATATTTTGAGTGGTAATAGAGATGAGCGTGTAAGAGAATATTTATCTGAAACACAATATAAAAATGTTTTATTGAACTTACAATGTAATAATCTTGAACTTGTTAATAAAAACAAAGAACTATCTAATAAAATAAATCTTCTTGAATATTGCGAAAAAGTACAGGCTAAAAGAATAGAAGGTTTAAATAAAGAATTATTGTTATATAAAGAAAAATATGAAACAGCGCTAAAAGCAATAGAAGAACTTGAAATAGTAATAGATAAAGGTCATTACGTTAGGAAGTGTTGTAAGAAATGATTTATTTATATGTTTTTCAAATGTGTTTTTGTTCTTTTTATTTTGGTATGTTATTTTCAGATTATATTAGCAAAAGAAGAAGGAATGTTGAATAGCAATATTGTATAATATATTGTAAGGTCAAGACAGCAGACAGGAACTGACTGGTATTTCTACCGGAATGATTAAAATGAGCAATACGATGACCTTAAAAAGAAATAAAGCCATCGAAATCGATGGCTTTATTGTATAAAGAATATATAAAATAAAAAGCCCAGGTTTATTTTAGAATGAGAGCTATATCCTACAAGTTTATTCTTGTAGGATATTCTTTTATCTCTTGTATCTTGTAAACTGGTCTAATCGTAAAATGTATGCTAAACGATGCAAATCAACTTGGTCGATTTTTTGTAATGTTATTTTTTCTACTACCAATGTTGGTTTTTGTAAGTTTATTGTTTTTGTTTGATTTGATAAAGGATTTTGTAGTAAAACTAAAAAACTAATCAAGTTTAGTATCATATGCTACACCTATTCCTGCTTTTGTTTTTCTATGGTACATTTCTACTTGTATTGCTTTATCAAGTATTTTCATATCGCTATCAGATAATGGCTTAAATGCTTCTTTTATTCCATTTTTTATTAGTTCATTTACAAGTTGTGTTCCAATAGGTAAGTTATTTAAATCTACTTCTGGCATACCAACTGCTTTCTTCAAAATCTTACTAAAAATACTCATTATTTTTTCCTTAATATGTCATCATAAAACCGCCTTCTGAACCTAACATATTCCAAGAGCGATTTTTTCTATAAACACCATCTCCATTTGCTTCAACATTTTTACCAGGAGATGTATTTCCTTCAACACAGACGAAGCCATCTTTATTACTACTTATTACAATACCGCAATGATAAATCCTGCCTTTGCTTTCTGAATAGTAAAAAGCAACATAGCCTTTTTTAACAAGTGCTGGATTTTTCTTTGCTGTTGACATAGGTATCCAAATATTATGAGTTTGTGCGTAGTTTTTCCAATCAGGAGTATAACCAGAAAGTTTTAGGAAGCTTTCAGAAAGTTCTTCATCTAAATCTTGTGCTGCGTTCATATATCTAAACTTAATAAAAGCAGCGCACCAAGCATAACCTTCATCAAGTCCCACTGTTTGAAGATAAGTTTTTATTGCTGGTCCGTGGTTGTCTTTTCCTATTTCTCCTACGCCAACATTTAACAAAGCCTCGTCTGCTGCTCTGATTGCTATTTCTTTTTTCATTTCTTATTCTCATTTTTTTTTGAAGGAATATTATTTGGAAATAATGGTATAATATATATAGGTTTGGTTCAGTTCTTTATTCCTTTCATAAAGAGGTTGTAGATTATCGTTCATCTATGACCTCTTTCCTTTTTTAACTGAATGTTTCTCCATCATTAGTAGAAGAAAGTTGTCTCAATCCTAATGCGCTGTCAGAATAAACAACAATAACTTTATTCAATCTAACGTAAGCGCCAATACCTTTATCCTCGCAAGTAGAAGAAACTATTGCTGATGCTGCGTGGAAAACATTACCTTGAACATCATAAACTGCTCTCATAAGATTTCCAGTTGATGTTCTCCAAAAATAGTATTCTAATCCACTATCATCTGTTGCTACTGCTGGACTACTACCTGTTCCTAATGTTATTGCCACGGATACACTTTCTCCATCATCATTTGTATAGTATTTCTTTATTGAACCATCTGTATGAGCAACACAGAAAAGTATTCTATGTTCATTAAGTTTCTGGCTATATTTCATTTTTGCGCAAGAAACATTTGTAATAGGAACAACAACATTGTAATAACTTGTTGGTGTTGGTTGTTCAGTAAGATAAAGTTTCAATGTATTACTTGCTACTTCTGAAAAAGCGTGTGTATGAATAGGACTTTCATCAGCACTCAAACAACCACCAATAACAATAGAAGGAAAGAAACTTGTTCTATATCTTTTAGCAGCATACATAGGATTTAATGCTTTTTGTTGTGCGCCAGAAGTATATTCATTTATGTGGTTTTTGAAACTTAATGCTCTTGGTGCTCCTGTGTAATAGTTGCCAAGTATATTAGTTGTTCCTGAACCTCTATTAGATAATCCACTTGTCAATAAAAGATTTACAACTTCTCCATTTGCTGGCGTTTTTCCACTTGTAATAATAGTTCCGTGTGTTTGACCTCTTAATACAGAAGAAGAAGCAAGTGTAATAAGTGGATAAGAGTTTTCTTTCCAGATACCAAAAGGATCTCCATAATCTGGTATTAGTTCATTAGTAATAAACTCATCAAAAATAGTTTGAGCAAGAACAGCAGTATCAGCCTCTCCTTGTTGTTGATACACATTAAAATAATCTTTTTGGACAGTACCACCGCCAGTATCAGATTTGAATGTAATACCACCTAACCAACAAGCATAACCAGTTACAGAGTTAGCATAAGATAAACGTCCACTTCCTGATGCTGTTGAAGCAGAAGCAGTCCATCCTTTATGATTAGCATTAACTCTTCCTACAAAGTTAGTAATAGTTTGAGAAGCAGCTGTAAGAACACCATTTTCTTTGAATACATCAAACTCTTCTTCATTTCTTCCTGATGTATCTTGTGTCCATAATCTTCTTCCAGTGTATACAATTCCACCAGCACTATCTGATTGGTATTTTATGTAATATTCAGGACAGAAGCAGAAGTTAGATTGTTCTGTTTGTGTATCAGCAACAAGAAATACTCTTCCTAATGTAATATTTGCGTTTGCTATTGATAGTTGAGAAAGTCTTGTAACTCCATACCAATCTTTATTAGTTCTTTCTTGTGCTGGATTAGAACCAGTAGCATTAAGTCTTGGATATGGATCATCTTGGTCATCTATTCCAAGCGTTTTATTAGAAGGAATAAGTAAATCTATTCTCTTTCTTTCATAAGTGGCAGAAGATGTACTAAATGACCAAGTTTTTAAGTCAGAACCTGGTTGACAAGTAAGAGTAAGTGTATCTGATTGTAAAGTACCAGTATTACTTTTTACTTCTATTTCAAGCCATCTGTAACTATTAAAGTTTTCTCCTAATCCAGTAAATGTTCTTGTATTAGTTGTTCCACCAGCAGTTATTTCAGTTTCATTGGCTAAACTCATAAAAGCACCAGGAAAGTTCCAACCACGGAAAGGTAATCTCGTGTATTTTGGATCATCTCCATTAGCAGTAAGAGTTGATGCTATTATTTCTGTTTTTAAACTTGCTGGAACAGTATAAACAGGACCAGTATTTACAGTTACAGGAGAACTACCAGGATATGCGGTTAAGGTTGATGATAAAGAATAATCAAAGAATGTATCAGTTTCATCATAACTACCTGTGCGAGTTATAGTACGAGAACCAGTACCAGCATTATCAAAACCAGTTATTTTTATTTGTAAACTTTGTGGATAAGTAATGTCAAAAGCATTAATCTTTCCTATAAGTTTCATTTTTCTTTCTTGTGCTTCTGCCATTGTTGATGTAATAGTAGATTGTTGTGGATCTCCAAAAGCATCATCAGTACCTAAAATCTTAAACTCCGCAGATGTTCCTGTATGAGTAGCATAAAAATCTGAACTAATAAAGTTTAAGTGCGCATAAGATGGCATAGCAAGAAGATTTGTTGTCATTCCAGATACAGTTAATAAACTAACACCAGAAACACTTCCACTCTTATAAAATTGAGTTACATTACAATCAAATCTATAATCTGTTCCTATACTTGTAGCAACAGTTGAACTTGCGGAAACAGTTGTGCCATTTATAGTAACTTGACATAAAGCAGTTCCACCAACAGTACTACGCTCATATTGTTTGTATGTTGTGTATGGTGGAAAATCTAATACAGTTGTAGCAGTTTCAGTTACATCATATTTAATGTCTGATGGCACTTCAAAATGAAATGTACCACCAAAAGAACCTAATGAAATAGTGCTAAAAGTACTTGGTGTAATAGATGTTTGACTTGCTAAAAGAATATCACCAGTATTTGATGTTCCGTGTCCATTATTTACAGTTACACGAGCATAAAGATACCAGTTCCAAGGTGTTATAGGACCACCAGGTTGAGTAATAACTATCCAATTTCTAACTCTTGCTGAACATCCATAATGACCACCAACGGTAAAATCAAAACCTGTACTTTGAATATAAGCACCAGGTGGAGCAGCCCAAGTTGGATCTTGTACTTTTGTATTGAAACCAGTAAAAGTAAAAGTACAATCTTGCTTACTTGTTCTTGAAAGGTCAATAAACGTAGGCATTACGCAACAGTACCTTCTGCGTACCAAGCAGGATTAGTAGCTTTCATTACTGCTCTATAAGTACATTTTTTAATAGCAAGTCCTGTCGCTTCTTGTCTAATAGTAATGTCAGGAATAGAAATGATTTGAAACTCTCCATAAACATCTGTACCATTTGGCATCATTATTCTTACATAATCGCCAATCCATACAAAATCCATATTACTACCATTTGTATACTGTAATAACTCGCTATCAAACTCAATAATAGTACGACCAGTAGAAAGTCTATTTTGTAAGATTGTTCTACTATAATCTGCTGCTGCCTGTGTAGTAATAGAAGGATCAATCAAAACAGCAGCCTTTGTTCTTCCAACCCAGTTTTTAGGTCTACTTGCTGGCGCTGTATTAGGAGTTTGAGAAGCAGTATCATTATAAAAACTGTAAATAAGATTACCTGTGCGATAATCTACACCACATACATAAATATGGTTTGCTTCTGGTGCTTCATATTGCTTTTTAAGGCTATAAATAACCTGATTTTGAGCGTTTGGTTGAGATAATGGTACTGTAAGACTAATAGCACTTTGAATGCTCTGATATAAGGTTATTACAGGTGTATTTGGAGCAGCATCAAGGTCTGTCCAATAATAATAAGTTGTTCCTGAAAGATAGTCTGGTCTCCATCCTGTATACCAAGTTGCTGCGTAATCTCTCTTCATTTTTTCAAGAATAGACGCAATAGTATCTTCTCTACTTGGTGTTAAATTATAAGTTCCAGAAGCAACATCAGGATTTGTAGGAATAACAAAAGTATTAGTTGAGACATAGAAATCAGCAGAAGTATAGCCAATAGTAGCAAGAAGATTACCTATTGCTTGTGTAAAAGTCATACCATCAAGAGGAATACTATCTGTTAGTTGAGATATTTCAAAATCATAACTTCTATCTCTTAACTCGTATGCCAAAGTACTGATTTTATATTTAGTATCTGCTTCTGTGTAAGTAATAACAGGAGCACTCATAGTACCTCTCATAATGTCTAAACTTTGAGGAGGAGAAGCGGTATTATAGAAGTTCATTCTAAAAGGTCTATCGCCAGTAATACCAGGTTGAGCAACACCTAAATCAAGAAGTTTTTGCCTTCTACATAAGATACTTCCAGAACCTTTACCATCTTCTCCAATGCTTAAATGACATTCTTCAAGAGCAGTAGTTATATCAATAGGAGAAGCATTAGTAGTTGTAGGAGTAGGTTCATACCAAGCATCTCCACAAGCAAGAGCAGTATTTGAAAGAGAGTTTGAACTATTTACTGCGATTTTACAATAAGCAATATTTCTTACACCATTAGGAACAAAGTTAACAAATGTTCCAGGAGTAGCAGTATCTTCAACAAGAGTAGCAGTTTCAGTTACAGTAGCAGCAGGACCAAAATCATTAGTTATAACTCTGCTTTGTAATGTTAAAGATGTGTAAGTAGCAGGTGGAGCATATCTAAACTTTACAGGACTTCCAATAACACTTCCAGCAGTTTTGAAGTGGCATTGAGAAAACTGTACACTTCCTTTTGCTTGTGGAAATCTAAAACTTACTTGTCCTGCTGGTAATATCGCATTAGTTGTACTTGTAGGATCTAAATCTTCAAATGAAAATACACCAGAAGTACCAAAGTTAGTATGAATAAGTAAATCTCTATTGCGATAAGGAATGATAAGAATATCGCAGAACTTATTTGCTAATGCTTGTGTATAGAATAGTTGATTACCAGGCGCAAAGTTGTTAGTAGAACGGTCTAAAATACCTGTTATTCTTCCATTTTTATATAGTTCTATTTTGCCATTTCCATAGAAGAATAACTGGATAATAGTACCGCCAGAAAGATTGTAGTTAAAGTCTATTTTTAGGAATACATCATCAGAGTTAGTGTCTATACCTGAATTGAAAAAAGACACGTTAAAACACGAGTTTTGAGCATAAGAAGTGGTTGTTGTAAACCTTTCTTCTGTTCCTTTGTATTGACGTATAAAATAGTCTCCTGCGCCTCTTATTTGTACCTGTTTGAAGTTTCCAGGAGTAATAAAAGAGAAGCCTGATAATGCTGTTCTTACATATCCAGTACCAGTAAATGTAGTTGACCACGCACTTGTTAAAGATAGTGGTTTTAGCATCATAGTTCCAGTTACAGGATCTTGCCACATATCAGTAGAGTATGACATTTTTACAGAAGTGCCATCAAGTCCAGCAACTAATCTGCCTAAATATACTCTTGGTTCTGCTACATCAACTTCAAACTTTAACTTTAAATCTCTTACATTCATTATCTACTGGTCCTAATGCCTCTACCTGCTTTTGCTTTGTTAGCATTTTCTCTATTCAAAGCATTGATACCTTTTTCAAGAACATTAATACCTCTTACAGGTCCAGCACTTATACTGCTATAATTTGAAGGATCGATTTTATGAGAACTAATCATTGGCATTCCAGCAGCAGCAAGTTCAACACCAGTTACACCTATTTGAGATAATGGTCCTAATCCAATAGTTTGTCTGCGTAAATCAAATAAATCAACAAGTTTCTTTGAGTTATCTACAAGTTGTTGAAGTTTCTTATTTGCTTCTTCTTGTCCTTTTCCTGGTTGGTCGCTTTTGAACTGTTCTTCTCCAAGGTCTTTTGATTTTTTCATTGTTCTTGGAGGTCTCATCATCATTCCATAGAACATATTTGTCATATTCATAATGTTTTCAACAGCAGATATTTGTCCAGAAGCAAAATCTCCAATAGCACCAGGAAGTTCATATAATGGATTTTGTCTTGCCTTACTTCCAAGCATTTTTCTTGTAGCAGCACCAGCAGCCATTGTTACTGGACCACCTAATATTTCCATTACATCAGCAGTTGTTGTTCTGCTCATAATGCTAATAACTTTTGCTAATCCTTGTGCCATTATATAAAGTTGATTAGGTATTTCATTAATAGCAGCAAAAATAAATGATAATGACCTTTTGAACTCATCGCCTTTCATTAAGTCCATTGTTTGGCTAATAAATGTAGCCATAGATTGACCTAACATATCAAAAAGACCTTGTTTTACAAGGAAATCAATAGTTTTACCTAACTGGTCAAATGCTGGAATAAGAGCATTGATAATAGGTTTTCCAATCTTTTCCATTGCGTTGTAAAACTTATCCATCAATGAAGCAAACTTTGTCTCATAGTTCTTTTCTGAAACTTTAAAACCTGAACCAAATCTTTGCTGTAAGAACTGTTGTGTCATATTTACTGCTTGTTGTGGAGTATTAAGCATAGAGTTGTTTTTGTCAAATCTAAAACCTAATCTTTTCAAAGCAGGATTTGTAGCAACTAAACCATATTTAGCACCTATCTCTCTGTCAGGAAAATCTCCATAAGAAAGACGAGCAAATATTCTTGCTACTTCTTCAACATTTCTACCTTTAAGTCCAATCGCTTGACCTGATAATGCTGTTGTTTCCAAAAACTTATTCAAAGGTATTTTATTTTGAGTTAAAATGTTAGCAGCACCAGCGATTTCAGGCAAAGTATAAACAGATTTTTCAGCAATCTTTCTCATATAAGAAAACTGCATATTACTTTTACTTCTTGCTTGCGATAATGTATTTTGATTGTATACGCCACCAAAATCTGAACCTAAAATACCTGAAATATTTGAACTTCTAATAGATTGAAAATCTGCTGCTGTATCAATAGCCATTCTTACAAAGCCAGTCATTGCTTGTGCGCCTTGTAAAACTGCTGTTGAAAGCATTTTCATATAACTTACTAATCCTGCTACAACAGTACCAAAAATAGCAAAAGCACCACCTGCTAAACCAATACCAGTCAAACTCATATGTTGACCAATACCTTGTGTAGCAAATGGTGTATTTAATGCTTTACCTAATGATGCTTGTTGAGTAAAACTGGTAATATATTGAGCAATACCTTGCATATTGCCACCAGCTCTAAAAGTTCCTGCTACTGGATCAACACCAAACATATTTCTTCCAAGAGGTGTACGCATAGCAAAATCCTGTAACATTGGATTTCTCATTGCTTCTCTTAAAAAGTTTCCAGGACTAAAAGTTGCTGCTGCTCTCATACCAAAAGTAGAGCGATTTCTTGGCATTGAAGAACTAAAAAATCTTCCAAAACCATCTCCTGCCATACTTCTTGTTATTGCTGCTGTTTGTAAGAAGTCAACTAAACCTTTACCAGGCTTACCTCTTCCTAAATCTCCAATAATACGAGCAGTATTACGCAATGTATAGTTATAGCGCTCTCCTGAACGAGTAGCACCATCCATACTTTTAGTAATCTGGTCAAAAGTACGGAGTTGTGTATTTACAGTAGCAAAAGAGGCAGCTACATTACGAGCCAATGTATTTATTAACTCTAACTGCCTCCTTATTTTTTCGAGGTCTTGTACAGCTTTGGATGCTCCATCTATACCAACTTTAACTGTAAGATTTCCTACTTCTGCCATTTTATAACCTCGTACCTAATAATGCTTTGAGTATTGACGCACTGTTTTCTGCTTCGTGTTTTTCTATTTCCTTTGCTATATAAGCAACTTCCGCAATCTCGTCAATACTCAAATCCACTTCTGATGGATGTCTGTGTAGGTAGCGCACACAATAATATAAAATCTGTGGAGCACAACCTACACTTATGCGTTTTTTGCTTCTTTAACCTTTTCATCTAAATCAGCAGTAGGAAACGCTCCTAAAAATGTACTTACAATATGAAAGAAAGCATCTTTATTATTTCTTGCGATATTTCCAAGTTCTCTGAAAATATTTAACTCTGCTGGATCATCGTGTTGTCTTACATAACATTTTGAAAGCAATGACAACTGATAAAGCATAGCATCAGGAAACTCTGGAAAAGCAATCTTCATATTTAAATTAGCATCAGGAAAAAGGTCTGCTGCTTTTGGCTCTCTAAAAACAATCTTTGAACCTTCTTCTTCTGTAAATACTGAAATATCTACTTCAACATTAGGCTTTCCAGGATTGACCTTTACCTTTTTCAAACTATTAAACGACATATTTTTATTACCTCTACACTATTTTAGTACATCAATCAACGTACAATACTATTTGTACTGTTTCAATGCCAGGTTCTCCTTCAACTATTTTAAGGTCCTGCGATGCGACTACACCAAAATAAGTAGTAGAATAAGCGCCTTCTTGTAATAATAATCTAACATAATAACCAATCTTGCCTGTAAATACTGGTTGAGATAGTATTTTTCCAGGCAACATTTGATCATCAGTAAGCATAATGTCCATACTGATTGAGCCTGATTTACCTACTCTTCTCAACTTGTCATCTGTATTACATAATGCTTTCAAGTTAGTAAAGTTCATTTTTTCAGAAACTGAAAAAGTTTTACAATAACAAGAAACTGGAATATAGTTAAGTGGATTAGTGGTAAATGGCGATGTTGCTGTACCATCTTGGAGTGGTCCAAACTCGATGGTAACAGCAACATCAGAATACATTGTAATCTTTGCCATTAGGTGCTCTCAACTACCTTATGTTACAGAAGTGTCAGAAGAGCCTGATGTACCAAATCCATTGACACCAAGAGTAATAGTTGCTCTTTCAGTAATCGCATCATCCATACCTACATTAATAGATGTATTTGTAATAACACCTGTGTAAGTGGTTGCGGTTAAGCCAGCAGCAGCACCATCAGCGTCAAAAGCGATTTCAACAAAATAACCTAACTTACCTTCAAAGATATAAGAACCTAAACCACCAGAAACAACTGTTGCTGGATCAACATAAAGTTCAATATCAAGAGTACCAGATTTTCTGGTTATTTGCATTTTCTGAACAGTATCACAAAGACCAGCAACATCTACTGTACCAATAGTTTTATTAATACTAATGGATTTAGCAAAACAAGTTGCTGTAATAGCAGTTTCAGAAAATGTAGGAGCTGCTCCTGTCTGAATTCCTGCTGAACGTCTAATGGTTACTGTACAGTTGTTGTACATTAACTTTGCCATATATTTTTACCTCTAAACTGTAATAATCTCGTAAGAGAGCACCATACCGTAGTCTATTCTACCATCCGCAGAAACATCCATTACATTCGTTGCTCCAAGTCTTCTGGTAGTAAAGTTTGGAGAAGTTGAGGTTACTTTTTTATTATTTAGTAAAAAATCAACTCTATCAGCAATGTTTTTAAGTTTAGCGTAAGACACTGAACCTTTCTGCGTATACCAAACTATTACTCTATATTGATGATAAGTAAAAGCAACATCGCCACAAAGTACAATGTCATCTACTTTGTAGTTTCCAATATGATTTACAACAATATAAGGTACATCTGGTATTTTGTTGCTGACCGGATCTTGGTCAGGAGCCATATGTAAATAGATACCTTTTTGATAACCAGGAACCTTACTATCAATAGCAAGATATCCTCTCAAAGTAGTATCTGCTGTTAAAGTATCGTGTATCCATTCTTCAATAATAATAGGTTCAAAAGCCATTAGATATAACTCCTAAAAAAGTAATCTTTTACTTCTTTCTTGAAATCTGGATACAACTTATCAACAGAAGGCTGAACAAATGGTCTTGGAGACATTTTTCTTGTTCCACTTTCTAATGCTCTTGCGTAATCAACTTCTATCAATACATTTCTAAAACCAAAAGAAGGTGGTGCTATACTTATTCCTTTGATTAAATCTCCTGACCAGTTTCTTGGATAGTTGCCAGGAAAAGAAGCATAGTGTGTTCCATATTTTCTTGTTGGATCAGGAGGAGAAGCCAAAATACCTTCAATCATAGTATTACGCAACAAAGTACAGTATTTCATAGTTACTGTATCTGTTCCGTTGATGGCTTTTTTCATATTAGAAATCAAGTTGTCAAGTTTTCTTTTATTAAGCCTTGATTGAAAGTTTATTCTCATTATAAGCTTCTTACTCTTAACTGTAATGGACCAAAAGAAACTGTATCTGATGCTCCTACTCTACTTACATAAATATTGTAAGTACCAGCAACACTTGTTACAGCAGTGGATAAATCAAAAGTTATTTCTCCATTACTATTGTATTGAACAGTTGGAGTATAGTTTGTAACAAAGTTTCCGCTTAAATCAAATACTCTTACAGTACAAGTTGAAGTACCAACAGCAACTGGAACAAGATTAGCATCAACAAGTTGTAAGTTTATAGTAAGAGTATTTCCTACATAAATATCTAACTTATCATCGCAAGTTGTTTGGTCTGATTTAAGTTTATAAGATGCTGTTGCTATCTTTGCTTCTGTCAAAATACCTCCAAGTTGAAAAGTATAATAAGCAGTAGAAGAAGAACCATAACCGTGTAAACTAACAACTACTTGGTCTTTTCCAGTAGCAATAGCAGCATCTGGAATATCAAATCTATAAAGACCAGGACAGTTAGTAGCATCTATTTCTTTAAAACCGCCAGAAACATATGCTCCTGTAACTGTTTGATTAACAAGAGTAATAGCAACTGGTGCTTCTCCTGGTCTTACATATCTTGCTACAAGACCAGCAGAATTGAACACTAAACCTGTTTGTGGAGTACCATTATTAGCTCTTACTTCTAAAAGGACAGTTTCAGAAGTAGAACCTCCTGGCATAATATGATATTGCATTTTATAACCTTACCTGTATTTCTAATCCACCATAAATAGTGTCGCTTGTACCATTATTTTCAACAAGAACAGCATTATAGTTTCCTATGACATTTGTAGTTGTTGTATCAATATTGAAACTTGCTAATCCACCAGTAGCATAATCAAGAGTTGCTGGATATGTTCCTACTAATGTACTTGCGCTATCATAAACCTTAACATTATAAGTATAGGAAACATTTAGTGGTAAGTTTTCATTATATTCATCAACAACTGAAACTTGAATATTTCTGTTATCGCCTTTAACTAAATCAAGGATATTATTAGGTCCTAAATCAGTAGCAGAAAGTTTAAATGGTCCTTGTTTGATAACAACTCCACCACCACCACCGCCACCAGCAGTTGATACTCTACTATCAAGGAAAAATCCAAATGTACCAGCAACAGGAGTACTTCCACCATTTGCTGTGGCTCTTGATTGGTTCCAAATAGCACTGGTTATTTGTGTAGTAGTTGGAGGAACTGTGTAAGAAGAACTTGCCAATCTTGAAGAGATTTGAGCATCAAGATTAGTACCAACAATAAATCCTGCTTGACCAGTTGTAAATGAGCCTGGTAATGTTGCTTGCCAGATTTGATTTACAGTAGGAGCAGCAGTATAAGAAGAACTTGCTAATCTTGAACTGATTTGAGCATCTACGTTGGTTTTGAGTAATAAACCAATACTATTAGTTGTAGTAATATTAGCAAGAAGATGGTTCCAAGTATTAGATACATCAACTACACTTCCAACTGATCCAGTAACGGAGCCAACACTTCCGACAACACTTCCTCCAACATTTCCAACAACGCTATTAACACTTCCAAGTACATTACCTCCAATATTTCCAGATACGGAGGCAACACTGCCAGTTACAGAACCAACACTTCCGGTTGTGTTGAAAGTTTGTGTTGCGGATAAAGAATATCCAGTTTTATCAGATACAGTACCTGCTGTAACTGCTCCTGTTCCTGTAATAGCAAGAGTTGAGAAGTTAGTAGGTAAAGTAAATGTAGCCATTCTTGTTGAGACAGCTGCGTCTAATCTATTACCAAGAATATTACCAGCAGTATTTGCTGCATAGCTTCCTGGTAAAACCGTGTTCCAAGGATCGCCAGCAGATGAAGCAGAGTTAAGTTTAGCACCAGCAGTACCAGCACCAAAAGAACCAGGAATAGGCTCTGACCATACTGCGGTAGCAATAGAACCTGCTGTTGGAATAGAAATGACGTTGTTGAAAGTTACAAAACCACTTGTATCAATAGCAAGAGAACTAAATCTTGTTGGAAGAGTAAATGTAGCCATTCTTGAAGAAACAGCAGCATCTAATCTATTTCCAATGATATTACCAGCGGAGCCAGCAGCATAAGCACCTGGTAAAGTTGTAGCCCACGGATCAGCAGCACTTCCAGCAGCATTTAACTTAAATCCTGCTTGGTTTGAAGTGTAAGTACCTGGTAAAGTTTCAGACCATACTTGTGTTGCTATGGCTGCTGCTGTTGGAGGTGTAGTATATGTAAATGTAGCCATTCTTGTAGAAATAGCAGCATCAATATTAGTTTTAAGTTGAACACCAATACTACCAACAGCAGTTATAGCAGAAGTAGCAACATCCCACACTGATTGGCTGGTTATATCGTTAAATCCTGTAATACCAGTACCTTTGGCAAGTACTATATTAGTTCCAGCAGAGAGAGTACGAGTAGTAGCAGCCCAAACGTCAGTAGCAGAAATATCATTGAAACCAGTAATACCAGTTCCTTTTGCAAGGACAATATTAGTACCAGCAGTAAGAGTTCTTGTAGCATTTGTCCATACACCAGCATCAGTTGCTCTTGAAGAAATAGTAGCATTTACATTATCAACAAGAAGTTTTCCAATAGAACCAACAACTGTAAGAGAAGATGTAGGTTCATTCCAAATATTATCAACAGCAGTAACTGTAAGAGAACCAACACTTCCTACAAGGTTTCCACCTACGTTTCCAGTTACAGAACCTACCGAGCCTGATACTGATACAACTGTTGAGATTGCTCCACTACCATTGACCTGTATTTGGTTTGCACCAGTACCAGTAGTTGGAATGGCACCAGCAGAGCCAGTAGCCACAGCAGGAATGGCAGTAAGACCAAGATTTGTTGCTGCTGCGTAATCATATGCCATAATCTGAACAACGGCATTAAAATCTCTACTAACTGAAACTTTTTCAATATTTACAGCAATCCATCCAAGAGTATCAACTTCCGCTGCTGTAAACTCATAATAATATTGACCATTACCTATTTCAGTCCAAGTTCCAGCACCAGAAGCAACCGTGGCACCATTTTTAGATATATTGATAGTAGGAGTTACAACACCAGTTTCAGGCGTAAAACCATCTGTAATATCTACTAATAATACAGGTATTCTCCTTCTTGCTGCTGTGGCTTCTGATTGTTTTATTTGATACATTTATGGTCCTCAAAGTTTGCTGTTCTATTTTATCCGCTAAAAACTTAACTGGTTAAATCCTGCTGGCAATGAATAAGTAGTAGTTCCACCTGGAGTTTGAAAATACCTAATACCACAAATCTCTAATGCTGCTGAAGGTATAGCAGTGGCATCATCAATAAATGTACCAGAGGCGTATCTTGATACGCCCCACTGAATACCACCAGTAAAATCTGCTAACATTGTGGCGCTTGGAATAATAAGTCTAAAAATATTTTTATTAGCAGCAGCAGTAGTAGACCTAAACATTACATAATATCTTGTGTTTGGTTGTATCCAAAGTCCATTAGCAACAATAAACTCGTTCATAAGTCCAGAAGAACTATCTACAAACTGGTCATTATCATAT